CATCGTAAGTATATCCTTTCTGAGCATCAAACAAAACTTGACGTACTGCAGCAGCAGTACGAGCATCCATTTTAACTGTTACTTGCTTTTCTTTAGTCACAGATCTCCCTCCACACGATTTTCAGAACGATATACATCAAAAGTGCCTTCAGGATAACGAGCACTCAGTTTTTCATAGTTCATTTGGAGAACTTCTTCAAAATTAATATCAAGTGCCATACACGCTTGAGCAAGATACCAGCACAAGTCTCCAAGTTCACGCTTCATATGAAAAACGTTCTCTTCATTATAGGGTTTACCTTGAAGAAAAATCTTCTTCACTACTTCAGTAAACTCACCTGCTTCTGCACTCAAACCAAAAGCAGCAGTCAGAAGACGGGGGGTATCAGCATCAGCAGAGGTTTCAAGTTCAGTCAAACGAGCAAGAAGTTGTGCAAAATCACTACTAGCAGGACTTGTAGTCTGGCGAACGAATTCGATATATTTGTTTGTATCAATAACTTTGGTTTCAGACATAGTATACTTAGTGTATCCGTTTTCTAATGTTTCTTTTGTAAGACTAATCAAAACTTAAACCCCTCAAATGATTTTTTAGGTTTCTTTTCTTCATAATCATACTCTTCTTCTTTTCCGTTGTCAAGAATATCTTGTTGAGCAGATTGTTCGCAGTCATAAAGACGCATCTTTGCCCTATCAATACCAATCACAAAACGCTTATGAATGGTTGGGTCATTATAACGATTTTTCAGTTGCTTCACTAAAATCTGTCCAAGTCCCTCCAACTCTTCAGTGCTAATAAGGGCAAACATAAGGTCAGCAGTAGCAGGAAGACCAAAGGACTCACTAGTATCAGTAAGTTCAACATCAGAAGAACCATAACCTGAACGAGTGGTCTGAGTAGCGGAGACAATTGGGACATTAAACTCGACGGCGAGCCCCCTAAGTTCCTCAGCAATTGCTTTGACAAACGTATAAGAATTGATGTTGCTGTTTCCCCGATACCTACTGGAAGAACAAATATTAAGGTAATCAATGAAAATAATATCAGGTCTAAATGACTTCTTAAGTGCAAGTTCATTGAGAAGTGACTTAAAGTGGCCAGCATGAGCAGATGCTGTAGGGTATTCCTTAATTATAAGTGTACCTTGAGTTTTCTTTGCAAGATTGGTGACCTTGCTCTCAAACATCTGCTTTGGTAGTTCTACAATATCCTGAATTGGGACATTGAGAAGGTTGGCATCAATTCGCTCAGCAATTCGCTCCTCCGCCATTTCAAGAGTGATATAGAGTACGTTCCTGCCCTGTAACAAGGCGGAACTAGCCACATGACACATAAACAGCGATTTCCCAACACCCGTACCAGCAAGAGCGATATTGAGAGTCTTATTAGGTAAACCACCTTTTGTGATTTTGTTGAAGAATTCTAAGTCAAATTCAATTTTGTCTTCCTTTTTGTGATAGGACTCATAACGTCGTTCATAGTCTAACAGATAATCGTGTCCGATGTGAGTATCAAAAGATACTGCCAAAGCATCTGACAAAATACTAGGAATACTATCACGATTTTTCTTTTCATCCTTTCCATCTGCAATATGAATAGATTCCATAAGAGCAAGATAGATGGCACGATCTCTACACCACTTTTCAGTTGTGTCACATAACCAATTAAACTCCGCAGGGACATCATCAAGACATCCAATCAAATGAGTGATTTCTTTGAAAGAAGTATCATTGATATCCTGACGCTTTTCTACTTCAATACAAAGAACTTCTTTTGTAGCGGGTTCATTATATTCCTGAATAAATTTCAGAATTTCCTCAAATACAATCTTCTGATTAGTGTCCTCAAAGTATTCAGACTTAAGAAAAGGAATTACTTTACGGACATATTCTTCATTATGCAAAAGGTTGCGAAGAATAAGAAACTCAACTTGTTCCATGCGGTATATCAAATACAAACGTTATTCTAGTCTCGTCACCAATATTAACGGTGCCGTGAGGTAATTTATTATTAAACCACAAAAGAGTCCCTGGTTCAACAATCACTGTGTCTGTTCCACAGAAATACTGATATCTACCAAGAATAGAAAGGTGATATCTATCTCTTGTTTGATAGTAAGTTCCCTCATCAATATGTGCTCCTACAATTTCATCAACAGGTAAAGAAAGAAATCCACAACGATGTAGTTCTACATTTCCAAAGTGCTTGCGTATAATCTTTCTTATTTCACTGTGATGTTCGTATGCGGGAGTCTTGATATTAATTTCAGAGTCTCCAACAAAGTCTTCTTTGCTTTTAACTCCACCCATTATAAGTTGAAGAGCACTTACTGGCAAGTCTGCAAATCCCCTATCAACTAAAGACTGAGAATCTTTAAGGTGTTTTTGGTGGTCCCAGTCTTGTGGATATTTTTTGAGTTGTTCTACAACTTTAGATACGTTGATTCCAGTTTTTAAAACCTTAATCATTTACCGTAACTAAATTCTTCTCTTGCAATCTCATCAAGTTTTTGCATCACTTCTTCAGTGAAATACTCTTCTGGATTAGAAAGAATTTGCTTAGCATAGATTTTCTTACCATCCATCTCGTAACGTCCCGCTACATTCTTCCAGAGTCCACCAATCTCACCAAGTTCCAGAAGACCATAGTAACGATCAAGACCGCGCTCATCATAATACAGACGGACTTCAACATCTTTGTTCTCCTTACTCAAACGCGATTTAGCAGTCTTAGCTTTGATAATATTGCCGACCACCTCTGTTCCATCCTTTTCTTTCTTTTTGCTGAGATAAATGATCGTGCTTGCTGCGTACTTGAGTCCAGAACCTCCTCCCATTTCTTTAGTTGGTACGTAAGCTCCGATGACATCATATGTATGATTTGTGACAATGAGCGGGACATTTGCTTGACCTAGTTTGAGGGTTAACATTCTAAACGCACCTTTGATAAGTTGAGATTTAGTCATATCCCTAACTTCCTTCTCATTCAATGCGTCATTAATCTCTTTACTTGTAGAAAGCATACCCAGAGAATCCAATACAAACATACAAGGTTTGCGGTCTTCTACTGGTGCTTTCAAATACATATCTACCGCTTTGAGTGCCTTTGTACGAAACTCTTCGATAGTAACAACATTAACAACAACCAGACGAGTAGTATCAATTCCACGAGATTCTATAAGTGATTTGGTAATAGCGGCCTCAGTATCAAAGTAGAGACAATAACCATCGGGGTGAGTATCAAGAAAATTCTTAACCACAGCGAGAGAGAAGAAAGTCTTTCCAGTAGAAGACTCTCCAGCAATAGCAGTAATCTTATTGCCAGATACACCGCCAAATATGCTACCTGAAACCAGTGCATTAAAAATGTACGAACCAGTATCAACATAAGTCTCAGTCTCATCAATGTCTGATGCTAATTTGGTGAAGTCGTCACCAATTTCTTTTACAATATCTTTAAGAAAGTCCATCAAGCCACCATCCCATATTCTTCACGAAGTATTTTTTTATAAGGTAAACCTTGTTCCCTAAGTTCTTTTACTAGTTTCAGTTTGTGATACAATGCAGCATCTCCACCAAACCCAAGTGCTTTTACAATAGTATCCAATTCTTTATCATTAATAGGCAAATCCATTAGGCAAAAAAGAGTTCAAGGTTTACAGTTTTTTCTACATTCCATCCAATAACATCAAGAATAATCTTGAGAGGTTCTAGAAATGCTTTCTCAAATTGTAACTCATAATCAATGTACTTGTCAAGGTTAAGTTCCCTTGGGAAATCTTGAATAAAAGAAATTACATTTTCGTGAATGATATTTGGTTTTTTAAGATAAACAAACTTAATCTTTTCTCCATTTTGAATAAGAGAATATTTACCAGTTAGTTTACCTTGTTTTATATAATGATTAAACAACAATGCACCACGGACGTGAATGGGAGTTCCTTTTATATAAATGTCTGCAGAAGATGAATACTTTTGAACATCAGATGCAGAACGTGGAAAAGAAATCTCTTCAGGAGATAGTTTTTTAAACTTATTGCGACAATTTTCAATAAATTCAATCATATCATCCTCACTACCACTCATCATAATATTGAATGATTCCTTCAACATTTTACGACAAGGTGCAGGAGTAGAAGATTTGATTGCTTCAATACCTTTAATCTTGAGTTTAGGTTCTTCATAACGAACACCTTCACTATCCCATACACTCAAAATGTATCTTTTCTTCGCCGTCCAAATACCACGCTCAGCAATACACTCTCGCTTCATAAACATCTTTTGATCATAGGCATTCACATAGTCAGCCAATTCTTGGTAAGAACTTTCAATATACTTTTCAAATTCCAAGTCACAGACCTTATCAAGGAACGAAACAATGCCTTGAGTAGTTTTCTCTCTGCCTTTGAATACACTTTCAACCAGAGGACCCATATTAATATACAAAGAATCAGTATCAGATGCAATGACATAATCTTCACCTTCAGTCTTAAGAACTTTGTTTAAATAAGAATTCATCTTATTCATAATCCACTGAATGGATACTTGTCCAGAAAAAGTAATCGCTTCAGCATTTGCTAGTTTGTAATAACGGAAGTATTGATTTCCAATAGCACCATAGGCAGAGTTAAGTTGAATCTTACGTGCCATCTGAATGTTATTACAGCGAGCAATCTCTTTGATTAATTCCTTGTTTTTTGTCTTCTCATATTCTTGCTCTGCCGCAAGCATTTTCTTTTTGAAGATTACACGTTCATTGTAAATCTTCTCCATCAACTCAGGAAGAAATCCACGAACATCTTTACGATACATTGCACCATTTGCACATACCGCATAGTCTTTATACATCTCAAATGTAAGTTCCTTATTCAGAATTTTATCAACATTAACTTTTGGATGTCTCTCTTCCAATAGTGTTTCTGGAGAGATGTTGTACTGCATAATAAGATGGGGATAAAGGCTATTAAGGTCAAAACTGACCACCCAATCATATAACCCAGGAATCGGTTCTTTGACATACGCCCCCGCGTACTTTTCGTCCTTTGATGATTTATTCTTTTGAGGAATTACGATGTTCCTTTTTTTGAGATATGTATAAATGATGTTGTCCCACATCCTTACTTGATAAAACACATCAGCATAGTTTACTTTAGCGTCATATGCCATCGTCAAAGCAAGTTCAATGAGTTTCATCTTGTCTTCCAAACGGTCAACAAGTTCTACGTCAATGATGTTATATTCGATAAACTTTTGCCAACCCTTGGTGTAAAAGTCTTTGAATGTATCAAACTCACTGTGGTCCAGTTTTTTCTGACCCAGTTCAACCTCAGCAATATAATCAAGGCGATATGATTCCTGTGCTTTATAAGTAAACTTCTTATAAAGATCCAAATAATCAAGTTGAGTCAAACCACCAACATCAAATGTTGTGTGCTTGCGCCCATTGATGAATATTTCACCCTCAGTTACAAGTCCCCAGTTAGAGAAACGTTTCATTAGTTTCTCACCAAGAACACGGTTTAGTCTCTTACAGATATAGGGGATATCATACAACTGAATATTCCATCCAGTCACAACATCAGGAACATCTACCATCCAATAGTTGATGAAATGACTGAGCAATTCATACTCACTTGGACAATGATGATAAGTTACATCCCTACGTGCATTATTAAATGGTTTAACACCCCAAGTAATAATTTTTTTAGTTGTATAGTCTTGGATTGTAATTGAAAGGATTTCTTCTGAACAAGATTCAACGTCAGGGAATCCCTCTTCAGATGCAACCTCAATGTCCAAAGTTACAAGCTTAATTTTACTAATATCAAACTTGATTTCATCCTCTGGATATTTTTCTGAAATATATTGACAGATATATCTGTCATTGCCGTAGATTTCAAATCCATCTACGCCCTCATACTTACTATAAAACTCACGACAGTCTCTAACTGTTCCTGGATTAACTGGTTCAACAAATTCGCCACTTAATGTCCTATATTTGGATTCTTTTTTAGTCTTCACATAAAGAGTCGGAAAAAACTCATCTCTTGTTTCAAACCTTTTACCATTATCTACTCCACGAACTAAAAATTGATTTCCAATCAATTGAACATTAGTGTAAAATCTCATTCTTTAATCAAGTCCTCATATTTTTCAAGAAGTGTCGGAGTTGGATTTGCCAAGGTTAAAATCTTGTCCGAACTCATCATAAAAGTGTTTTCCTTGGTATATCCACAAAGGAATGGTTCAAGTGTTTGATCGCTTCTTACTACAAATGGATTAATAAGTTTGCAATCAGGTTCTCCAATATCAGCACCAACTTCTTCAATCTGAGTTATCAGAATTTGATTGTTCAACAGTGCTAGAATTTTGATCGTTTTCTGTTCCACGAGATAACACGTCCTCCACGTACATTTCAGAAAGTTTAACAATAGGCTCTACAATTGTTACTACCCAATCAGCAGCAACAGGAATAACTGAATCTTTTGAAAGGGGCATCCAAGGATAGAGAGAAACTTGATATGCTGCTTTCTTTTGTTCTTCAGTGCTTTCTTCGACAAGAAGACTTGGATCTCTCATCTTAACTAAGCACGGTTTGTTAAGAAAATATCCAACCACTCTACGGTCTTCATCTTCACCAATAACCATTTCTTTAATGTCAGAGATAATATCCTCTCCCGACTTTAAAAGTAAAAGTTTAATTGTCATCTTTACTCCATACCTCCAGTCATTCTAGCAATAAAAATGGGAGGTGTCAACTGGATTTTGCCAGTTACCTCCCGTGGCATAGCGCCGACGATATTCAATTATATTTAGTCCCCATTTCCATTACCACCACTTCCACCAGCACTTGAAGATGATCTCTTCGCATATGCTTTTCCTTTAGGCAACCCCAAATGAGGTTTTGCCATCTTATATCCGATTACTTTTAATTCTTCAAGATACTGGAGAAAAGTTTTCATTTTTTATTTTATTTAGAGATAATCTTTTCTCTTATGATGTTCAGGAACAATTCTACCAAGAGTAATGGTCAAAAGACCATCCTCAAAATCAACCGATTTAACTTCCGTATCATCGGAGAGTGTCCACGCTCTCTTGAAACTTCTTTGAGCTAAACCTTTATGGAGATAATTGGAATCTGTTTCTTTATCTTCTTTTTGACCTTCCACAAAAAGTTTGCCGTCTTGAGTGTAGACATAAACTTCTTTCTTTTTAAATCCAGCAAGAGCAAGTTCAAGTCTTGATTCTACATTACTAACTTGAACAAGATTATAAGGCGGGTAATTAGAAGTTGTTTCGTGTAGGTGAAAAAGACGATCAAAATATTCGTCCATTCCAATACTGTTGCGAGTAATCTTATCCATCAAAGTAGGAAGATCCGCAGCAGTATAACGTGCAAGGTTAGTCATTTAAGTAACTCCTTTAAAAGCGAGGTTTGATTGTGTGGACCCTTACGGCATCCACTACTAATTATACAAAATCATAAAAAAAGCGGGATGTTATTTCCCGCACTTTTTCATTCGGTTTCTACACCTTTTCCTTTTTTACCAATATTATACTTCTGTTCCAAGATCCAGTCCCCCTTATCTTTGTAAGCAAGAACTTTAATTTGATTAAGTGGTGCAATATCAGTAACACTATCTTCTTTAACAACCGTAATCAATCCCCAGTCAGCAAGCAAACGAACAATACGATTGCGGCGCTGAACATCATTCACGGTCAGGTTTGCGTGTTTGCCATCCAGAGCAAACAGTTCCTTAAAGTGAACAATATAATATCTACCTTGCTTGTGTAGAATATGGCAAGACTGATAGAGTTTTTTCTCCTTACGCGATGCAACTCCAATCCTGGTTAAAGTCTCACGGACTTTAAGGAAGTCATCAGGTTCATTAAGAATTACCTCCACCATCTGGTCCTGAGACCATTCAACAGTAGGTTCTACCGTAGTAGTCATTTTGATCCTCCAATATCAAGTCGTTTTTTAATAAAGTTAATTTGTTCTTGTGTCAGGATTTTCAGAGCTTGGGATGCTTTTTCGTTACTATATCCATAGTATTGTTTTATACATTCTAAGTCCGTGACTTTATCCTTTCGGAGCCAGGGAGAAAATCTCTTCCGTTTCCTTAGACTATTTAGATAAAAAGAATATTGCAGGTCTTTATCAAGATGATGATTCATATTCATCTCGTTTGCATACATTACACAATCAATGTGCCCAGAAAGGCAACGATTGATAATATACGGAGGATATGACTTAATTTCTCCAGACAAATTTTCTTTTGTAAAGTTAATTGAGTTCAACCAATCCTTGAGTTCGTGTGTCATCTTATAATTTGAATGTCATCATCATCAGTCCAGAGTTCGACCTTAGTTCTAAATCTATTTTCTTCTTTCAATTTTTCATATCGTTTTGCTGCTTTCTTTTTCCACCAAGAAATAATATTTTCTAGATAAAACTTATCCCAATTAGGACCACGAAGAAGTTCTTTCTGTTCACCAAGA